GACACTGCCAAAATAGTAATGATTTTTGCCCTGGTATGGCTCATGGAGTTCAACATGGATCACTTTTCTCTGCTGTTTCATGCTAATATGTGTTTATTAAACACAAAGATAACTATTATATTTAATATAACAAAGATTTGAGCCGTTTTATTTCGGCTTTCAGCTTTTTGTTTTCTGTTTTTAGCCGTTCAATCTCCTCATGTGGTGTGGGAGGGGCGTTGCAAGTGCATTGATCCAGATCTCCGCTCACAGCAACCGCCATACAGCCTGGAATCAGCACACGCCCCACGCCACGCACACTTATGTAATGGCATTTGTCGCTCATTTTTTGCCAATCGCACGTTTAACATCCTCTCTCTTTGCGTATTCTTTATGGCGTTCTCTACATTCGCTTACCTCGTTTAGTAAATCATCGCTCATCGGAATATCAAATTCCAGGCACTCATCATATATGATCAGATCCTCATGGCAATTTGAGCAAACGCCATTATACATTTTGCATCCGCAATCTGGGCAATAGCTCATAGTCTATAATTTTACTGGTTAAACTTGAAAGATGTTGAAATCCATTCCTACAAACTTATCGGCTGGAAGCTCTGATCGGTCGATCCCCAGGAGCTTAATGAGGCTATCTTTGAGATAGTATCTACCTGGAGCACCGTGTAACATAGCCAGGAGGAAATCCGCCTCTGCTTTCTCCTGGGCATTATATCGCTTACCGCTCATAAGCCCTATTTTATAGAGATCACAAAAGCCCTGGGATAAAAGGATCATGGATCCAGCTTTGGAAAAGTCCACGACTGGCTCAATGCTGGCAAAGGTCTTAAAGCCCATTTCGTGCAGTCGTTTCATTGCGTGGATCCTCTCAATGTTGGAGGAGGCACCTGGCTCCAGATCATCACAACCAGTAAGAGTGAAACCCCAGGCGATCATATCTCTTTTAGGGAGGATATGAAATGTCCAGCGTTCATCCACTGGCATACATAAGAAATCGGCTCTTTTGGTTAGGATCTGAACTGGTATATTCTTTGCCAGAGCGATTGAGGCTGCTGCCATTGTGAGTTCTCTGGTTTCGTGGAGCATTGGATCACTTGTGAAAGTAAAGAATATCCCAGAGGCTTGCAAAGCCTCCAGGTTGGCATTGATCTCTCTGGTGAAAACCTCCAGGGCGTGATCCCGATCCTTGAAACACTTTTTGAGCTGGGGTTTGTCGCTCCAGACCCTTGCCAGGAAACCCTTTTTGCAATAGCAATACTGGCAATCATTGGAGCACCCAGTAAAGAAATTGCAAGCCCAGGCAGCATATTCTCCAGCCTTTCCATTGGGGTTGTAGATCGCCTTTCCGTTAAATCTGCTCATGGTTTTCCTCCTTTGGTGCTACAAACAGTTCATCTGGATTGGTGGTAACATAGATTGGAGAGATAGAGGCTCCGCCAGTGAGGAGAGAGATCCAGATCTCTCCAGTTTCGGTTACTCGCTTTTTTTCATCCTCCGAAAGCTGGAAACACATCACTACATAGCCATCGGATGTTATGAGTGCTGGGAGGGGTTTGTATTCTGGTTGATCGGCTCCGAATACAGCGTTTACTTGTGGGAATTTCTTTGGTTCCATATTTTACGGTTTTACTTGTTTGAAACATACATATTTGCCATCGGATCTGGTGGTGCCAGAGCAATTCATCTGGTAGCATGGCATAGGATAATGAGGGGAGAAATAGCACTGATCGCAATGCCCCTCTATTACTTGTACCTTTATCCCTTTTGGCTGGAGCGTAATTATTTGCCCCAGCCCATACTCTACGTTGTTACTCATCGGTATTTGTATTGATTACTACTATTAAATCGCTCCCCTCTGGCATCCGAAAAGCCTTATTAAAGAGTTTCTGGCACCGTTTGGGAGGGTTGATATAAGGGCGGTGCATTTCATTAAACATGGTGCAATGCCCTTTCCCTGGGTTGTGGTAGAGGTGGGTGGATCCGCTATTAAACCAGGGGCATGATCCACAGCTCCCTGGCTTATCATAGAAGATCGTGCCGTTAATGGTGATCATTTTACCTCCGAATTTTTACAGAGCACCACATCACCATCAATCCAATCCCACTGGAATATGGCTCGGTTGAACAGTGCCAGGTCGGTTGCAGTCTGATTGGTGGGATAGCGTTCTTTCCCATCCTCATTGATCACCAGGATCTCATCCTCCTGGTTGTGGAGTTGTATCACCTGGATATATCCATCCACATAGTTTTGTAGTTCCTCCAGGGAGAAATCCGTGCCGTTCTGGGGATGGATCTCTATCTGGGTTCCGTCTGCTTTAATCAGTGTTGCCATTTTGAGTATACTTATTTGTTTCGTGTATGTTGCCGATCACTCGGAGGCGATCAAAGGGAGGTAATGCAATAAACGTGTATTCATCCCAAGCACAAAAAGCACATTCATTCTCATTCCAGCGGATTTCAAAAGGATCACCAATCTCCAGCTTTCCATCCTGGGTTATGTGCTCATACCTGGCAATATCGCCCTCAAAGATCATCCGATTTGTTTTGTCGTTTCTGCCTATGTATTGCCCAACGGTGCCAGGATCCACACTCAAAGATCCGCATTTGTCGGTTCTGATATAAGGCTCTCCCTGGCAGTGCCAGAGATCGCCAATATACCAGGCATTCCCATAGGGGAAATGCTTTAGCCCTCTGAAAAGGATCTGCCTCATTTGGCACCTCCTTTCTTAACGAAGTTGTTGCACTTGCTTTTCTTATTCTGGAGCTGCTTACTGCTCCAGGTACAGAATACACCCACGCCAGAGGCGTTTCTAACGCCATATTTGCATGAGAGGCAAATGGAGGGGGCTGCTGCCTCTTTCCTGGCTCTGTGAACGCCTTGCACATAGCCACGCTCAACACGCCTCACATCATCATATTTCGCCTGGGCTGCTGTCTTAATAACCCTGGTGGGGCTGTCAAGAAACTGGATCTCCACTCCGCTCTCTTTGGCTATTTCGGAGATCACCTTTCTGATCGCATCTTTGAGTATTCCCATTGTCGGTGTTGCATTGTGGAGGGGATCTCTCCCCTCCTGGTTATTATTTCGGTAAGTTGATTAAGCGTATTGTTAATAGGGCTGCTTTATAGACATCCGCCTGGAGAATGTTGAAAAACTTGTAAGCCTCCATTGGCTCCAGTACGATCTTTTCACCATAACCATTCCAGGTTGTGTGCCCTTTGGTTGCCTCTGCTGCCTCCTGGGTATCGTAAATCACGGCAATTCCGCTGGCTGGAGTTACCTCCGCTCCCTGGTAGCCATTGCCCTCTCCGCAATAGCAATAGAGTTTATCTGGGTTTGTGTTCGCTCCAGCATAGCCAGCGGAAACCCATTTTTCGCTATTCTCAATAGCGAGTTTGCCATATCGTTTTGAGCCACTGATCAGCTCATTGATCAGCTCAATCTGCTTTGCGGTGGGGAGCATGATTTTGATCCGTTCCTCTGGCACTCCCAGGAGAGTAAACACACGATCTTTCTCTCTGTTGTAGTAGTCAATCTCATACTCTACCTCAAACGTGCATAGGTTACAATCCCAGCCACGAACAATGCCCGTGCATTTGATCTCTCCGCTTTTGGTGGTAACGGTTACTATTTCGCCACGCTTAAACTTGCTTTCAACCATGATCTGCTTTCTTTTTGTGGGGAGGGTTGCCCCTCCCCTGGTTAATTTTTAGAACTGATAGAGGTAATTCACTTTGCCGTTGTAGAGGTACTTTCTGCCTCCCTTTTGTCTGGTTTCTGGATCTCTGATCTCGGTGGCACCGTGGGTTTTGAAAAACTCCATGTATTTTGATGCCGTTGTGAGGTTGTTGGTTTTGATGATCGTATCGGCTTTAACGATCTCCTCTGATCTCTCCACGCTGCTATTGTATTCTTTGGGAGCATCCTTGAAACCGAAACAGTTGGTACACCAGTGCTCGGTAACTGCTTTCAGATCCATCCCAGCCTCTTTGATCAGCTCTGTAGGATCATTGGAGAAATACAGATATTCTCCGCTGTAGTGGAATGCCCATTCGCCAGATACCAGAAAGGCGATGAATTTGCTGATCTCGGTGCGTGATCCGTAAACCACATAAACGATTTTTGTTTCCATATCTTTTCTTTTTAATCGGTGTTGCAATCGGTTTGAGTTATCTGTGTTTCTCAAAAACACCGCAAAGTTAATATGTTTTATTTAATATACCAAACATTTTGGCAATTATTTTTATAGAAAAATTTACCTGGTGAATTTAAGTGATTGAAAAATAGTTGATTTACCTGGTTAATTTTCTGTGTTCAATGAACGTATTTCATGGAGATTTTTATTATCTTTGCATCAGATTATAAACTAAGTATCACCAACAATGAACAAAGCACTCTACACTAAGGTCAAAGACCGCTGTAAGGACACTCATTTGTCGGAGAAGTACCTCAAAGAGATCACTGAAAATATCGGTGATGTTGTAGAGGATGATTCTACCGATGAGGAGCTGATTGAAAAGACTGCAACCAAGATCGTGAACATTGCCAAATCCAGCCAGGGTGAGGCTACACGCTGGGCGCAGAATGCAAAGGAGAACGCCAACCAGAACAAAGATCGGGAGGATAAATCCAAAGAGGATGATCCCGAAAAAGGGAAAGGTAAGGGCAAAACGGAGCATGACGATGATCCACACGTAGCGAGGATCAAGGAGCTGGAGGATGAGATCGCCCAGATGAAAGGCGAAAAGTCTAAGGCAAAAAGATCCTCCGATATTGCAAGCGTAATGGAAAAGCACAAAATCCCCACCTATCTCCGCAACCGCCTGGCTAAGTCTATAGGCGATGAGGAGGATATTGAGGAGGCTGTGACTGCCATTAAGCAAGATCTCATTACAGATGGTCTGATGCCGAAAGATGGAGAGGGCGAAAAGGCAGCGAGCGATAAGCAAATAGATAGTGCTGCTGATGCGCTCCTGGAATCAATAACCGCTAATTAATCAAAAGTAAAGATGAAACGTAAGAAACATTCGTTCACTGGATCACGCCCGATCTTTACTGGATCTCCCTCTAAAGTGATTGGAGGCTTCAACCTGGATAGGAGCAATCAGAATTTCGCTGATGGCGATATTATCCCTGGTGGTGTGCTGGCGATCGCTAACGAGGAAACCAGGCTGGTTCAAGTGATCAAGACTGCAAAAGTCGCAGAAGTGGACTCCGAGGATGCCAAGCTGGTAACTCTGGAGGTCGATGAGTTTTATGCTCCTTTCTTTGCCGTTGGGGATATGATCCTCAAAGCTGGTGCCACTGCCACTGCCATTGCCAGTGTGCCCACTATCAAGAAGATAGAGGAAAAGGGCAATATCTACAAAATCACTCTGTCTGCTGCCATTACTGGACTGGCGAAAGGTGACGTGTTGGAGGAGGTGATCTCCGATGGCGATGCCACTACTCCCAAATCCAAGTCAAGGGGTCTGGCAAACTCCGTAACCGTGGCAGACAATGAGGTTAAGGAGTTTGAAACCTCAATAGATGTTTCTGCTGACACTCTCCAGTATGCACTCTATGAGAGGCGTGTACTGCCGATCCCTGCCAGCCAGAAAGATGATACTGGGGCTTTCCTCAAAGCCAACCCTCATGTGAAATTCACCAAATCGTGCTAAGGTAGTATGAAATCAATTTACAATAATTTCAAGGGATTGCACAAAGATGGTGCTCCCCTGGATCTCCTGGCAACCTGGAGAAAAACATTTGACAAAGCCAGTGAAAGGGAGGTGGCTCTTTTTGAGAAAACCTACTCCGATCAGTGGTGTACCTACAACGCTCCCCAGATGTCGCTCACTGCCGAGGCTATTGTGGGTAAATATAGGTTGCGCGTGATGGCAACGCTTGTGGGCGATGAATCACCCACACCGTTAAGGCGTTCTGACGGTTTCGATATATGGACTGGAGAGATCCCCCGTGTAGGACACACATTCCCTCTCAAAGCCCACGAACTCCGCAAGATGATGGAGGTCTATGAGAACCCCAGGATCCAGGAAAAAGACAAAGTAAAACAGATAGAAAAAACATTCCGCAACGAAATGCAGAATGCCTATCTGGGTTGCAAGGATGTGATGGACTTTATCCTCCTCACTGCTTTCTCCAACTGGGGCGTTTGCCAGTTTGTTCCAGCGATCAACAATCCTGGAGGTCGTGCTTATGAGGTAGATTACCAGATGAGCGAGACAAACAAGCTGATGAGTGCTTTCCTCTGGAACACTGCAAACACTGCTGCTGGAAAGGTCAATCCTATCCTCATGCTCTCAATGATCTGCTCCGATCTCCGCACCCGTGGCATTGAGCCTGGTGAAATCCTTATGAGCCAGGATCTCTATACCTGGATCCGCATGGATGAGACCACACGCCTCCTGGCTCATGGCAACGACAAAAAGGCTCAGACCGTCAAGGTTTCTGAACTGGATGCCCTCCTGGAGGAGAACCAGATCCCCAAGATCACCGTGATCACCCGAAAGATGGGCGTTGAAAAGGATGGCAAGCGCAAACCGCTCCAGCCCTGGAACCCCAACTTTATCGCCATTAAGCCTGCTGGCGTTATTGGCGAAATCCAGCCTGCTATTGAAGATAGTGAGCTGATCGAAGAGGATAACGTGGATTATCTGAACGCTGGAAACGGTGTCCGTATCTCCAAGTGGCGCACTGGTGCCTCTGGCAACCAGGTTGCTGCTGAATATACGGAGGGTGCTGCCAGGATCATTCCTCTGGTTACGGAGATTGATGCTATCATTTGTCTCCAGGTACGAGGTTTCACCGAGAAAACCGTGCCCAACGATGAAAACGGTGTCGCACGCTCCTACTGGACTAAGGCGGAGTATGATGGCAACGCTGGAATACCCACTGCATAAAATCTGTTGTATATGCTTAAACTGAAAGTATTACAAGACTTTAGGGATCGTAACGATGTAGAGCACATTCACCACAAAGGTGAAGTGCTCACATTGGACGATCTGGATCGTGTCAATGACATGGTGAGTCGAAAGATCTGTGTGATCGTGTCCGTTGAAACTCCCTCTGTTGAGGCTCCCCAGCCCAAAGAGGAGGTATCATTCCAGGGCACCAGCTATGAGATCAACGTGATCAAGGATGCTCTGGCTGCTATCGGTGTAACCGTGGCTGCCAATGCAAAGGCTAAGGGCGTTGAAAACGCTCTCTCCAAGCTCACGGATGAGCAAACCCAGGCTCTTTCTGAAACCCTTAAAAAGGAGGAGGAGTAACCTATGGAGAATCTGACAAAGTTTGATGCTCTTATCGGAGAGTTGGAGCCTTACACTCCCAGTAGGCTCACAATTATGAAAGCCCTGGCTGATGCCAACGTAACTGATCTGGATGCCCAGTACACCCAGGCAGACAAAAAGGCTATTGCCGTGGCTGCAATCAAGGTACTCAAAAAACTGATCGTGCTTTCCAGTGACAGCCTGGGTAAATCCTCCCAGGGCTACAATGTAGATAAGCTGGAGAAAAGGATCAAGGCTCTGTGTGCTGAAAACGATCTGGATGCTGATGATTTTGTCGATCTCCCCTCAATTACTGATGGATCAAATCTCTGGTAACTATGCGGTACAACGGTAAATTTCAATTCAAGGCTCCCTCCCAGACAACCAGGGATCCCCAGACTGGGCTTTACACCAGCGAGGGAGAATCTGACTGGCTGCCAGGATGCGAGTGCCAGATTGATAACGTGGTGCCAGCTAAACACTTTATCGGAACCGATGGGCAAGAATACACCTACAACTACAACGTGTTTATTCCCAAACATTTTGACGGTGGAAAACTTGCTATCGGCACTCTGGTTAAGGTTATCGGGTTTGATGGCTTTGAGGATGAGTTTGAGATTAAGAGTATTGATCCTCTGAACCGAAAATACATTGAGCTATGGGGATAGTGCCACAATTCGGTAATGGCTATGTGTTTAACGAGGTTATGCTATTCCAGAAACGCCTGGAGCAAGCCACGATTTTCACTCTGAAATATCTGGGTGAAAGCCTGGCTAAGTATGCCAAAGATAACCACAACTACACCGATCAGACTGGCAACCTCACAAATTCAATCGCTTATGCGGTGGTTAAGGATAAGGAAATAGTTTACTATGATGCGACAAACCAGCCTGGAGAGGGTGCGGAGGAGGCATTAAAGCTGGCTATGAAAATAGCATCCTCTTTGCCCAATACATTCTCCCTCATTATAGTAGCTGGAATGAATTATGCTGCCTATGTAGAGGCGAAAGGATATAACGTGATCCTCCCAGCGGAACTCAAAGCTAAAACAGATTTTCCTATTGCGATAAAAGAACTGATAGCCAAAGCCAAACAAAAGGCTAAGGAGAAATTTGGAAACGTAACATGATAACAACCGAGGAAATAGCAATTAAGGTTTACCAGATGCTCCAAAACAGCGATCTGGCAACCATGATCTCTGGATGCGTGGACTATGAGCGAAACGATTACACCAAAGAGGATGTGATCGTGATCCCTCACACCATTGACGGAGAGGGATCAGTGCGTTTCGGTCAAATCAATGTGAATATCCATGTGCCAGATCTGACTATCAAGGCAGGGAATGGAAAATCAGTAAAGAGAACCAATACCAAACGGCTCATAGAGATCAGAGCAAAGGCTATAGAGATACTGCAAAACCACTATGAAAAGGGGATGGGCTATAACTGGAATATAGGGAGGCTTAATCCCCCGATCAAGGAACCAGATCACGATGAGCATTTTGTTTCCCTGGCTCTGGAGCTAACAGTAAGAGATAAAAAGTGTAACCAATAAAAACGTAGAAATCATGC